CAGGAAAATCCTGAGCTATCGCGCCCGGAGCTTATGAAGGAGGTTGCTATTAGGTGGAAGGCTCAGAAAGAGAGAGTATAGGAGAATAATTAGATAAAGGAAGAGGTGAATCAAGAGGTTAATGAGAAGAAAGGGAAGAAGTGTGTATATATATAAATAATAAAAATTAGTTTGTTAATAAACTATTTTTTATTTGTATCACTTCGAATATAAAAAATAAGAAAAAAATAGTGTTTTACTTAATTATATTTATAAAATAGTACATTTCTTATTTTTTTTTTATTTTTTATATTATGTTTTAAAATTTTTTATTTTTTAAAGAAATGTACTATTTTAATATTATACTAATTTATTACTATTTTAGTATTATTTTATAATTTTTATATAAATTTGTTTTAAAATATTGCTCTTTTAAAAAAAAATGAATAGATTTTTATAATAAATTATTATCAAACATCAGATATAGCTGACGAATTCTTACATTCGTTAATCCAAACTGAATTAATTGTTTAGTGCGAATCTCAACAACCTCATCGATTAAAATGACTACACAGACTCAGCTTTTCCTCAATGAGTATATTACTCTTATTGATACAGAGAAGGAATATACTCCTTCTGAACTTCGCAAGCTTGTAACTGAAGTTTATAATACTATTAATGGTAATAAGCCTTCTAATACTAAGAAGAGCAAAGATGAACCTTCTAAAGCTAAAAAGCAGAAGCGTGAGCCTAAGCTTGATAGTGACGGGAATGTAGTCAAGCGTGCCCCTACTGAATACAATATCTTTGTTAAGGATAATATTGGTAAGGTTAAGCAGGAAAATCCTGAGCTATCGCGCCCGGAGCTTATGAAGGAGGTTGCTATTAGGTGGAAGGCTCAGAAAGAGAGAGTGTTGGATAATAATGAGGCGAAGGAGGAGGTCAAGGAAGATGTTAATGAGAAGAAAGGGAAGAAGGGGAAGAAGGAACAGAAGCATTAGATAGATATATATATATAAATAATAAAAAATAGTTTGTTAATAAACTATTTTTTATTTGTATCACTTCGAATATAAAAATAAGAAAAAAATAGAGTTTACTTAATTATATTTTAAAATAGTACATTTCTTATTTTTTTTATTTTTATAATATGTTTTAAAAAAATTATTTTTTTTAAAGAAATGTACTATTTTTTATATAAAAAATAAATATATATATAATATAATGCGTGTTATTAAAAGAAATTTAGAATACGAAGATGTTAGTTTTGATAAGGTTTTAACAAGACTTAAAAATTTATCATCTGATTTAAATATAAATGTATATGAATTGGCACAAAAAGTATGTACACGTATTTATGATGGTGTTAATACTTATGAATTAGACGAATTATCGGCATATTTATCGAGTAGTATGTCAATTGATAATCCAGATTATAATACACTTGCATCAAGAATAATTATTTCAAATCATCAAAAAAATACATCACCTTCTTTTTCCGAAACTATTCAAATATTATATAATAATACGGATATTGATGGAAAAAATTGTCCATTAATTACGGATGAATTATATGATATTGTTTCTAAAAACAAAGAAAAATTAAATAATTATATTGATTATCAAAGAGACTTTCAATTTGATTATTTTGGTTTCAAAACATTAGAAAGAGCTTATTTAATTAAAATTAAAAATAAAATCATAGAACGACCTCAACATTTATGGATGCGTGTATCACTTGGTATTCATGGTAATGATATTAAAGATGCTTTAGAAACATATGATTTAATGAGTAAAAAATATTTTACACATGCAACACCAACATTATTTAATTCTGGAACAAATAGACCACAATTAAGTAGTTGTTTTTTATGTAGTGTTAACGATGATAGTATTAGTGGTATTTACGATTCTTTAAAAGAAATGGCACTAATTTCTAAATACGCTGGTGGTATTGGTATTCATATACATCAAGTTCGCAGTAAAGGTAGTCATATTAGAGGCACGAATGGAACATCTAATGGTATTATTCCAATGCTTCGTGTTTTTAATAATACTGCAAGATATGTAGATCAGGCTGGAAAACGTCTTGGAAGTATAGCTGTTTATTTAGAAACTTGGCATAACGATATTGAAGCATTTTTAGAATTAAAGAAAAATCACGGAAGTGAAGAAGAAAGATGTCGTGATTTATTTTTAGCACTTTGGGTTTCTGATTTATTTATGAAAAGAGTTAAGGAAAATAAAAAATGGTCTTTAATGTGTCCGGATAATTCAAGAGGGTTAAGTGATGTATATGGTGAAGAATTTGAAAAACTATATGAAAAATATGAAAGTGAAGGAAAATATACAAGACAAATAAATGCTCAAGATTTATGGTTTAAAATTTTAGAAGCACAAATTGAACAAGGTGTCCCCTATATTTTATATAAAGATGCTGCTAATTTAAAAAGTAATCAAAAAAATCTCGGAACTATTAAATCAAGTAATCTATGTGCAGAAGTTTTAATTCATTCATCACCAGAAGAAACTGGTGTATGTAATCTCGCATCAATATGTTTACCAAGTTATATTAATAATGGTGAATTTGATTTTGAAAAATTACATAATGTTGTAAAGATTATCGTTAAGAATTTAAACAAGGTAATTGATATTAATTTTTATCCTGTTGAAAAAGCAAGAATATCTAATTTAAAACATAGACCTATTGGAATTGGTGTTCAAGGATTGGCAGATACATTTATGATATTAGAATATCCATTTGAAAGTGATGAAGCTGTAGAATTAAATAAACAAATATTTGAAACTATTTATCATGGAGCAGTTGAATCATCTATGGAATTATCTAAAAAAAGAAAAAATATAATAACTCAAATATTAGATAATAAAAACAATGAAGATATAAATAAATATGTAAATGAATTTGAAAATAATATTATTAAAACTAAATATGTTGGTGCATATTCTTCTTTTGAAGGTAGTCCAATATCAGAAGGATTATTTCAATTTGATTTATGGAATGAAAATCCAACCGATAGATATGATTGGGATAAACTTAGAAAAGATATCAAAGAATATGGTATTAGAAATAGTTTATTACTTTCACCAATGCCAACTGCATCAACATCACAAATTATGGGATTTAATGAAAGTTTTGAACCAATAACAAATAATATTTTTCAAAGAAGGACATTAAGTGGTGAATTTATTGTTATAAATAAATATTTAATTAGAAAATTAATTGATATGGGATTATGGAATAAAGAAATGAAAGATACTATTATATTAAACGAAGGTAGTATACAAAATATTAATGAAATTGATAAAAAACTTAGAGATTTATATAAAACATCTTGGGAAATTAAACAAAAGAAAATCATAGATATGTCTGCAGATAGGGGTAAATATATTTGTCAAACACAAAGTTTAAATATATTTATGGAAGACCCAGATTTTCAAAAATTATCATCTATGCATTTCTATGGACATTCTAAAGGATTAAAAACTGGTTCGTATTATCTTAGAACTAAACCAAAGGCAAAAACACAACAATTTACTATAGACCCTACTTTTGCAAAAAAAAAAATAAAGGAATTGCAAAATAATAACAATGAATGCTTATTGTGTTCATCTTAATTTATTAATTTAATTATTTTTATATAAAATTATATAAAACTTTAATATATTATATATTATATATATAGAAATATGACAAATAAAAATGAGCTATTATTCGAGAAAAGTAACAGATTAACTATTTTTCCAATTCAGCATTATGATATGTGGTATATGTATAAAAAAGCAGTTAGTGCTTTTTGGACACCAGAAGAATTAGATTTAAGTAAAGACGTTGAAGATTTTAATAAATTAAGCGATAACGAAAAATTTTTTATTAAAAATATATTAGCATTTTTTAGTTCGAGTGATACAATTGTTAATATTAATTTAGGAGAAAGATTTATAAATGATGTTGAAGTTTTAGAAGCTAAATTTTTTTATGCTTTTCAAATGGCTATTGAAAATATTCATTCGGAGACATATTCATTATTAATTGATACTTATTTTAAAGATTCTAAAGAAAAATTAGAAGCACTTGATGCTATTAATAATATGCCATGTATTAAAGATAAAGCCGACTGGTGTTTTAAATGGATTGACGACACTGAATCATCTTTTTCTCAAAGATTAATTGCATTTGCTTTAGTCGAGGGTGTGTTTTTCAGTGGTGCATTCTGTAGTATTTTTTGGTTAAAAGAAAGGGGTGTAATGCCTGGTTTATCATTTTCGAATGAATTAATTAGCAGGGATGAGGCAATGCATGTAGAATTTGCTGTTTTACTTTATTCTAAAATAGAAAATAGATTACCGGAAGAAAAAGTACATGAAATTGTAAAAGAAGCAGTTTCTGTAGAGAAAAATTTTATTAATGAAAGTATACCATGTTCTATGTTAGGTATGAACTCGGAATTAATGAGTTTGTATATTGAATTTGTTGCTGATAGACTTTTAACACAATTAAATTATAATAAAATTTGGAATTCAGCGAATCCATTTCCATTTATGGATAGAATTTCTATTGAATCTAAAACAAATTTTTTTGAAAGTCGTGTATCACAATATAGTAAAGCTAATGTTGGAGGTAAACAAGAACATAATGAAATAAGAAAATTTAATTTAGAAGCAGATTTTTAATTTACATATTTTTTTTTTATAAATATAATAATTATATTCCAAGTTCAAGTTAAAGTAAAATAATTTTTTTCAATAAACAAAATAGTACATTTCTTAAAAATATTTTTAATTTTAAAAACCTTTTATAAATTTTTAAAATAAATTAGAAATGTACTATTTTTAAAATATTTAATAAATATAGATTATAAATGAGTGATACTGAATCCTATTATAAAATAATTGAAGGAATAAAATATGATAATGCTTTAATTAACGAAGCAAACAATGTAATAAACGGGAGAGGTGATGGTCGTATTTCTAAAAAAGATATAGAAATAATTTTAAAAAAAATAACAGATGCTAATAAAATAACAGAAACTGAATATCGGACTGCATTTTATTTATTGAGAGATTATAATTTTACAAATCCTGCAAAAATATTATTTATTAATATATTATCAAAATTATAATTAAACTATACTAATAGGTTGCCATTTTTTAAATTTTTCAATATATATACAATTGAATTTAATAGAAGTTGAAGCATTTTTATTTTTAAAAATAGTTCTTAACATTTTACTTGTAGATAAATTAGGAACATATGCAATACCTATATCTTTTTCAGATAACACATTTTCATTATTATATAATTTATAAACATCTGGTTCATCTGTTTTAGTAATCCATAAAATAATAGAATTATCTAATTTAATATTAATAGAATTATCTAATTTAATATTAATAGAATTATCTATATTATTAGTATATGATTCTACAATTGTAGAATCAATAGGTATAGAAATATTTTCTAAAGTTTTAAAACTTGTTTCATCTTTAACTTTACGAACAACACTTATGATATTTTCTTGATTAAAATTATATAATATAGGTTTATAGCTTAATTTATAGGGCCATAAATATATACCCCTACTTGTATAATTTAATTTTTCAGATAAAGTAATAAGTTCATTAATACTTTTTTTATATAAATTAAAATATGTTTTAACTTTATATTTACAAACGTCGATAGTTTCATCTGGTGTATATTTATTTTCCAACAAATCATAAATAATTTTTAATCTGTCTGGTAAAGTAACATTCGTAAAATGTGTTCCCTCGTAACCAATTATATCATTAATAACAAATTCCCATTTATTATCATATGTTTTAATCATTTCACCATCTAATAATGTATTTTTATATAAAGAAATATCAAATAAACCTCTTACTAAAATAATCCTTGGTTTCTGGTAATTTGGATGTATTTTTTTATCAATAAAATATATAATTGGTATATCGTTATATAATGTAAAAAATATATAATATGGATTTCCATTACTTCTAAGACAACATAGATGTAAATTATTTTTAATAAAACTCGTATTATTAACACCCAAATTGAAATAATGTTTTTGTATAATTTTAATTTTATATAAAGAATTTAAACGATTTAAAATTATATCCTTGAAATCATTTGATTTTATATTAAAAGATACTCTATTTGCCAGAGAAATAATACCAGTATGCATTAATATAATATAATGGCAGTTTATTATATCTTATAATCATTTTTTTATATAAGTTATATAATTTTAGTATTTACAATAGTATTAGATAGTTTAGTTGTATCATTATCTAATATATGAGAAATATGTGCATTTACAATAGGTAAATCCGTAGATTTTTGTTTAATAGTATTATCATCAATATATAAATTACTTATATTATAATATTTATTCATAATATTATCATTTGCATAATTGTTTGTAGGTTTACTTGGAATCAATTCATTTATAAATCCATTATTTTTAATATTTTTTTTATCACTATAAAAATTAATATTATCAGATTTATCTGTTTTATTAATAGATTGATTTTTTTTATTAAACAAAATATCGTTATAACTATTATTATTTTCACTATTATTTGCAGTATTATTATTATAGGAATAATAACTGATTAATATTAATAAAATAAATATTATAAATATTGTAAATATTGTAATAATTTTATTATACATATAATCTCTAATTTTAATAAAGATATTTAATTTAATCATCTTCTATAAAGTTAAATTTAGTAGGAGTTTTATTATCATCATTATTATTAAAATTAATAACCTCCCCATCTAATAAATATTTAATATCATATAAATTTTTTTTATAATAATTAATTCGTGTATAACCTTTTCTAATAAATAATGAGAATTGGTCCCAAATATCAATACATAATGGCTCGTATTTTCTTTCATTTGGTTTTTCGCGTAATATTCTTCCAATTGATTGCTGAATATCTGATATTGGACTTGCGAAAATAACTGTATTAAGAGTTGGAATATTCATACCCTCTGCGGCCATTTGATATGTCGCCAATATAATTTTTTTAGTAGAAGAAATATTTAAAACATCTTGTGATAAACCACCAACATAATAACCAATACTATTATAATTATTTTCAATCAATAAATTTTCTATAATTTTTAACTGATTTCTTCTTTCGCTTAAAATCAAAATTTTTCTATCAGGTTCATTAATTAATATTTTTATAATTATATCAATAATAAATAAATTTCGTTTATCATATTTACAAATATTATTAATCATTGCAGCAGAATTTGGTTTACCATTCCATAATACAATATTTGCACTATAATTATTATCAGATTCAAAATATTTATGTATATTAACATTAAGACTTATTTTTTCATTGGAAGTGAATTTATATACAGATTTACCGATATAATTTTCAAAAACTTTTCTTAAACCATCTTTTCTATTTAGTGTAGCACTTAAACCCAAAATAATTCCCGAATTAATTTTTTGAAATGCTCTACTGAAAACTTCAGCTCCTGTATGATGTACCTCGTCTATAATTACCAATCCAAAATCTTTAAATAAATTAATATCATAATCTCTCATTGCTAAAGATTGCAATGAAGCAATTACAATATCCTTATCAACAATATCAACTTTAGATTGTTTAATTTTTCCAATTTTTGCTGTAGGTACAAAAGTTTTAACAGAATCTAAAAATTGTTGATTTAAAAAATCCTTATGTGATACAAACATTGTTTTAACCTTAAAATGACAAGCAATGTATACACTCATAATAGTCTTACCAAAACCACAAGGAACCGAAATTATACCACCCATTTTATTAGGGTCCGAACCAGCTTTTATAAAATTATTTATGGGTTCTATTTGAGATTCTCTCAAAGTTCCATTAAATATCAAATTATTACAAATAACACCACCATTTGATAATTTATTAATATCGGGAAGACCAAATCTTTGTAAACCTAAAAATCTCGGTATATATATACGACTACTATTTTCTGAATAAATTTGAAATTGTATAGGTTTTGCATTCATATTATAATTATTTGACGGAGATACTGTTAATTCTTCCTTTAATTCTTTAATTAATTCATCGTTTCCTATTTTTTTTATACCATATCCATATATAGATAAGATTGTTTGTCCATTTATATTATACATGTTGTTGTCATTAATAGATAATGTTTTAATTCTTAAATATATTTATTTTATATATTATTAAAATAGTATTAAATGATAAATAATATATTAAGAGCCATAGCAGTTATATTATTTATTATAATATTAATAATGGACGATTTCCCTTTTTATAAAAATATGAAGAATCCGCTTATACAATTAGTATTGGCAACTATAATAGTATTAATATTATTATACGATCCTATTTTAGGTTTTATTTTAAGTATGGTTATAATGTTAATATATTATGAAATATATAAAAAATTAAAAAATACAAATAAGTTATATAATAATAAATATGACGATATGAATTATAATCCCGATAAAAGTTGTAAAAATAACAAAGAAATTTTAAATAGTACTTTAAAAAAGTATGATTATGTTACTGAAGAACATTTAATAAAAGCACAAAATAATATAATTGATAAGAATGAATATAATAAAGAACATAAATTTTATAATAATAAAAAAGAATATGGTGTTCAAGGTTTAAATATTGAAAATAATTTAAAAGGATATGAAAGATATGAAATATCATCTAATTATAAATAATTTAAATACATTAATACATAAAATATACCAAATAATAAACCTAAATTTAAATATGTATTGTTATTATTTAAATATTTTGATATATATTCGGGTAATTTATTTTCCACATATTTAAATATATTTGAATAATTTACAATTATTATAATTATAATTATAATAAGAGATTTTATCGCTATATTTATATCTAATATATTTTTTTCAAAATTTATTAAAGGTTTTTGATAATAATTTTCAGGTTTTATATATTGATGTGTATATTGATGTGGTATATTATTATTTAATTCATCATTAACATTATGATTAATATTATGATTAATTGCAGGAGCGATTATTTCACTATTTTTTTCATTTTTAGAAGAACCCGAAAGTTCATTCTCGAAATCTTTTAATACATTTTGTATTGTTGGATCATCCAATTCTGTTGAATTCGCAGTATCTGAAGTTTTTAATGGCAATTCATTTAAAGGTGTTGACATAGACATCGATGAATGATTTGTTGCCATTTATTCTATTAATTTATTATATCTAAAATAAATAATATAATACGCATTATTTCTTAGTCTTGTCTTTTATACAACGACCGGTTTTTTCATTACATATTTTTTCATCTTTTTTACATTCCTCCTCCTTCTTTTTTGTACATTTATTATCCACCTTATTCTCATTCGTTTGTTCAACTTCATTATCTACTTTTAGTTTCTTATTTTTTTGTGGTATATTATCTAATACACTTTTTTTTTTATCTTTTATACAACGACCTGTTTTTTCATTGCATATTTTTCCATCCTTTTTACATTCCTCTACCTTCTTTTTTGTACATTTATTAACATCATCTGTATCATTACCTGGTGTTGGATTAATCTGTATATTTTCTCGTTGAATTTCTGGTTGAATTTCTGGTTGAATTTCTGGTTGAATTTCTGGTTGAACTATATTTGCTTTTTTATTAAGCTCTTTTTTTCTTTTACCCAAATTAGTATTTATAAAATATTTAGAGGTATATATCTCAGGAAATTTTTTATATTCAAATGGTTTTATACTACATAATTTATATAATGATTCTTGTGATTTAGTTTCAATCCATTCATTATATATTACAGAGCGTTCTTTTACATAAGTATCATATAGTTGTTGTTGTAGATATCTCGGATTTTCAATATAATTAACATATTCAATATTTTTTTCTGATTCTATATTTTTTAATTCTTGTTTATTTTGATAATAAGTATCAATTATATTTTTTAATTCACCATCATTCTTATTTGTATCATTATTCGAAATTATATCATATAATTTATTAGAAATTATACTCAAATTAATATTTTTATTTTCCATCAATCTAATATATTAAATTATTATTATCTCAGTTGTGTATCTTCAAACATACCCTTATAAAAAGTACTCAATTTTTCTTCTGGAGATAATTGATCTTCGTATAAAGAACGTGGTACATATTTTATTATGGTTTTTGCCTTAGGACACGTAGATATATTATTATAATACCCCTGTATTACCAATATTGTTCCTATAAAAAATATAAATAGAGCTATTCCTTTCATTTATAATAATAGTATATAAAAAAAATTTAAAATTAGATCCCTTTTGATTGCGACCAAGGATCAAGTTTATCAAGATTTTCAGTTAATTCACTTGAAGAATCACGTGTTTCATTATCTTCTTCTTCTGGAATTATAGTATTAGTTAAAGTATGAGATTGTTTTCTTTTTTCAAAAACTTCATCCTTATCGTTCATATTTTTCTTATATTGCTTCATTAAAGTATTTAATTGCGTTTCGCTATATTCTTGATTTTCTAAATCATTGGGATTTGGTGACCAAGGGCACCAACAACCAACTTGGGCAATATATATATTAAAATTTGGGTCAGTTCTTTTTAAAAATTCACTGCGATTACGAGCTTCATCTATACTATCAAAAGAACCACGTATCTTAATACCCCTCATAGTAGTTTTAAAATCATTATCTCTATGATAATCTGCCTCTACTTCTGAAGATACAGAAGCTTTTACAAATTTATATTGTTCATCCATTTCTTTAACATTTGAAATATAATTATGATTTTCTTTAATATTATTTATAAGTTCTTCACTATCTGGATATTTTGATATTATACCATTAAATAATGTATCTATATCTTTTGATAATTTATCTAAAAATTTTGTTAAATAATATGATTCCTTATTTATTAATATATCTTCTGGACTTATAAATGATAACAAACAATATCTTTGTCCTGTTATAACTTTATCTTCGTCTAAAAAATCTTCCTTTTTAGTATTTACGAGCGTACTATCTTTATCTTCTGTCATTATTTTATTAATAATGAATAATCTTATATGCTTTTTATAATTAAAATATTATAATAAAGTAAGATGGAAAAATATTCGTTCGATTTTTTAGAAGCGGTAACGAGAATAATTAAATATTTATTTATAGGATTAACAATTGCATTGGCTATTTATTTATTACCAATGCATAAAAATAAATTAAAAGAGGGTATAATTATAGGTTTGGTAGCAGCATGTATAATATCATTATTTGATATATATATACCTTCTATACCACCTAAATATAAAGAGAAATTGGGTCTTAATGAAACATTTATATTAAATAAAAAATTATAATGAAGGTATGATTGGATATCCTAATTCTTCGCAAATATTTTTCCAAATTTGGTCTTGTACATATAATTTTTCCCTACTTTTTAATAATGGAAAGTATTTAAGATATTCATTTAAACCCAATAATTGAAAAAATTTATATAATACGTAACTATATGATAAAAAATTCTTTCTATCTTTCGGACAATGTTTTAAAAATGGTCTCTGTATATCTCTAAACATTATGCATAATCTTTCCTCTAATTCTGGTGAAAATTGTGGAGTAGGGATTCCATTTATTCTATTTAATATATAATTTATATGTTCATAATATTTATTTATTCTTAATCTTTTTAATATTTCTCTCATTTTTGAATATGTAATTGTTTTTGTATCTATTATTTTTTCTTTTTTAATTTCATTTAATATTTTTTCAAATATTTCATCTGGAATATCAGTACTTTCTTTTCCTTGAACCTGATTACACCATTCCCTAAAATGATTAATTCTTTTATAACTAAAATGAGAAGTATCCTTTGTATTTTGTTTTAATATCGGTCTATTTTGTTCTACTAATAATAATTCTTGATATCCACAAAATTCACATATCATAATTGCCTCATGTTGCAAACATGTTAAACTATTGTTACATTGTTTACACATTTCAATATCTGTATTATTGATTTTTTTTATATATTGATTATTTGTTAAAGACAAATATTCATCAACTAAAGAACTTTTATCGGTATTTATATCCTGACTTTTTTTATTATTTAAAGCATCTAATACAGTTTTCTTACTTGTTACATTATTTTTAGACTCTCCTTCCAACATATCATAATAATTAAATAATATTTCACTTGTATTTTTATAATAATCTATTTCATTATATGATTCATTTAATTTTATTTCTTTTTTTAATGATATTATTTTTTCGGATAATTTAATATTACAATCCCATAAATTATTATAATTCAAATCTTCTACTGATATATTTTTAATTTTATTCATTATAGTTTCCTTTTCTTGAACTATATTATCTAAATCATTATAATATTCTTTGGTTTTTTCTGTTTTATTCTCAAAAGTTTTAATCATATTATGATGCATCGTATCAAGAGTACAATTATCCTTTAAATTATCCGCATTATTAATTCTCTTTTTAGATGTTTTATCTTTAAACATATCTATATTGTTATTTAAATTTATTCATTCTTTAAGTGATGTTTATTTTTTTTCTCCTATTATAGTATAAAGAATATAGCATAAATGGGTGGTGGTCTTCTTCAATTAGTTGCTTATGGCGCACAGGATGTTTATTTAACTGGTAATCCTCAAATTACATTTTTTAAAGTAGTATATCG